GTAGCTGAATAAATTACGAAAGCTTTTGCTGTTGGAACAACATCTGCACTGATTGATAATACAGTGTTACTGTCTACCGCTGTTACTACTGCTGAAACACTGTCTGTCGTGTTAACAATGATATCGCCAACTTTTACTGTAGTCAAGAAATCTTGTCCTGATTGAGTCAATTTGTTAGCTGTTGTTGTTGTTGTCGTACCTGAGTCTACAACTGCAGCTAATGGTACTGAAATAAATTTTGTCATTTTTTTTATTTTTTATTAATTAATAAGTTGCAAATATACTAAATTATTATGATAATTTTTTGGACAAGTATATATAGAAATCTTTTCCATCATCTGTTTTAAACCAATCAGCTAGTGCGTCAGCTGCTTCAATACCAAATGGAACTGTTAATATTTTCTTCTTGTTATCTTCTAAGTTATAGTATATATCCTTACCAGCTCTAAATGTTACATACTGCTCAGTAAATGCTAATGCAGCAATGTTACTTACATCCAAATCTGGATCATCTAATATGTCCAAAAATTCTTCTGGATTTTCTTTAGCTAATAATATTAAGTTCATTTCTAATTCTTCTGGAGACATTTTTTCAACGTTTCCATCTAAGTGAACTCTTGCTACTGCCAACATTTTTTCTCTAGTCAATGCAGCTGCAGCACTCATTGCTTTAACTTCATTTAAGAATATACCTGTTTGTATTTTAGCTTCTTCAGCTGGATTGTGTTCAAAGAAAGTTCTTCCTCCATTTGATTCATTCTCTGGGTGATGAAGTAAAAAGTATTGTAAATTAGGATTATCTACCCCTACTGATAATTTACCATCTTCAAAAACGATAGGCTCTAATATAGCTGTATCATCTTGATCTTTTTGAAATGGTGAAGCATGGTTTCTTGAATATCTTAAAACTTCATTATCATGAGTTTCAGGATCAACATATAATAATCTTTTGTCTCTCTTATCTCTAGTTTGAATCGATAAACTTAAAGGTGATAAGTCATTACATAAAAGATAATCTCTATCTCTTGGTTTTTGTTTTTCTAACATTGTATTTGAATTTAATTAAAATTATAAAAAAAATAAGGGGAATATTTCTACTCCCCTCATTAAGTGATATTATTTGAATGTCATGAAGTTATTCGCTCCTAACGTTACTAAACAACGCTCAGATAAATAATTAACTTCCATAGCATCTAAATCAGAAGTCTCAGCACCACCAGCAGAACCAGTAATCCAAGTTTTCAATTTACGATCTTCTCTTTGAGATTTTCTGTAACGCATGTGTAAGAATGGACGAGTTACTGTTTTACCCATAACTTCATCGTATACTGATTTAGTACCAGAAGGAACTAATAGACCAGATACTTTACCACCTACGATACCACCTCTTAGAGCTGCATCATTAAGATATTTCCAATCAGATTTGTAGAACTCATAAGATCCTCTACGGAAAGAAGAGAAACCTAAATTCAATGCCATCTCTTTGTCATTGTTGAACATACCCCAAGAAGTTCCTGCAACAGAACTTTGAGCAGCTAACATATCATCAACGTCATTTGAGAAAGATCTATTTTGGAAAATTGCGTTTTCAGAGATAGCTCCTTGCTTGTCTAAACGAGCAGTTACTAAATCCCAATCTCCTAATGTAGATGGATTCCCAGCAGACCATACGTTACCTCTTGTAGCAACTGAATCAAAAAGACCAGAAGTACCAGAAGAACCACCACCTAAATAAGTTTCAGCAGCAGAACCAGCAGCAGCAGGTACGTGTTCGATCATCATCATTTCTAATTGATCTTCATAACGTGCACGAGTGTCTGATTGTGATTTCAAATACCAAAGGTATCCAGCACCACCATCTGTTTGAACTTTGATCCATCCAATTTGAGCCATGTCAGAACCAGAAACAATAAACTTGTCTTTGATGATAACTGGTTTAGTAGAGTAGATAGATGTTTCAGAAGTGTTTCCACCAATCATTCCGTTTGATCCTTTTTGAAACTCAGAACCGTAAACGAATACAGTGATAGTTTCAGCAACAGCAAATGGAGATGCAGATACAACACTATAATAAGCTACTGTAAATGTATTTGAAGTAATTGCTTTTACAATTCCTCGTGCTTCAGCTCCTAAAGAACCTGACATAAAAACCACTTGGTTCAATCTCATGTTACTTGTTCCAGAAGCTAAAGTAATAATTTCAGTTCCTGCAGTATAAGTACCGTGAGTACATAAAGTGTATTTCGTGTGAAGTCTTCCTTCTTCAGCCCATTTTACTAAGTCTGATTCCAATGGAATTTCAGCTTGTAAATTTCTTAGAAGTGATCCGATTGATCTATTACCATATTTTGCAAACTCCTCTTCGTGGATATCTGGCATGTATTGTGCCGAGAAATCGAAGTTTGTAAGGTAATTACTTGGTAGTGCTACTGGTGTAGAACTAGGGGTTAATGAAAACCCAGGTACGTTTAATCCCATTTTTCTTTTTTTTATTTATTACTATTCATATTTAGCTCCGTTGCTACTGGGATTGTAGGATTCAACTTTAATACCTGAATTATTAGCTTGTGACTGACTCGCTCCTCTTGTCATGTCTATATTTTTAGATTCTTTTTCAAAACTTCCTACCTGATCTGATTTACCTTGCTCATAGAAGAACTTAGCAAATTTTTCAGGATCGTTAGCCACAGCTAATGCTCTATGGTATTCTCCAGCGTTACTTAAATTCCCATCATTGTCTAAGAACTTCCCAATGAATTTACTTAGATCTGATTGTTGTTCCTTTAATGCATTAACGTCTCCAGGTTTATATACTATGTCCTGATTTTCTCCAATCTTGAATCCGAAACCTTCGAATTTATCTGAGAACAGTTCATTAGTTTTCTTACTGAAAATGTTAGAACGCTTTAGTTGTTCAGCCTGCATTTCCATGCTAGCGGTCTTTTCTTGCAAATAAGCATCATACGACTCTTTCTCTTCTTTAGGAATAAAGCTTTCTCTCGTCTCAAGAGGTGCTTTGTACTTTTCCTTTAATCCGTTGAAATAGTCCTTTGCAATTGCAATTTCTTTTTTCTGTTTTATGCCCTTTAGTCTGATCTCTGAGTCTGTGTCAATGTCTTCGTCAGAAACAAATTCATTTAACATGTACTCAATGTCATCATTATCCAACTCTGGATTTAGCTGCTTGTAGTATTCCGCAAGCAATACATTCGGGTTTTCTTTGTCAAAGTCTCGATTGACTTTCATGTAATCGTCTAGTCCTCTTCCTGTTTCTTTTTTAAACTTGTAGAAACTTGCTACATCCTCAGGAAGCTCTTCCTGGTTTTGTTCTGCTTTAGTTTCGAATAAAGCTTCTAAAGAATCGGCTTGCCGACCAAACTTATTTTTAATATATTCTAACGCACTATTGTCGTCTATTTCAAACTTTACTTCGTCTTGTGTCTTATTATCAGTGCTAGTATCAGAACTATCATTATCGACATCATTACTTTCATTTGTATCAACTGTATCATTCGTGTCTGTAGTTTCGTTAGACGTCTCCGTTTGACTCACTATGTCGTTTCCTTGGTCATCGACTTTTGTTACCTTGATTTCCATTCTATTATATTTAGTTTAATTTTTACAAATTTAACATTATTTTTTGAATTAGAAAAATAGTTAATATATTATTATTTAGAATACTTTTTAAGCGTTATCATAGCAGCTACTGGAATTGCTGCTCCCTTAACTACATTTAAAGCTTTCTTACCAACCTTCTTTAAAGCTACCTTTCTTTCAGCAGGAGTTTTCTTTACGTTATCTGTTGGTTTTTTATATTTATTTACTTCTCTAATTTTGTTCACTGGAGAACTACCAACACCTTTAGCTTTGAATACTGACTTTCTAACAGTTCCATCATTTCTATAGATTGTTTTTTTAACTCCTGATACTTGAGATTCTTTTCCGTCAACTTCTACTCCGAAAGTTCCTCTACTTACAACTCTTTTTTGTGGTGTTGCATTTTTTGCAACAGCTGATTTTCTTGGTTTTAACATAACTTTTCTTTTTATTTGTTTTTATAAATACCTGTCATCGTGGAGAAAATTGGGATAAATCGAACGAATCCAAGCTGTCTTCTGAACTCTCGAAGTTTATTGGAGCAGTGTTATTTTTACGTTGATCAATCAGTTTAGATTGTCTACTAGCTTCCTGATCTACTCGTTTATTTTTAGCTTCCTCCTTCTTATCGTCTCTTTCTGTTAATTTCTGATCATCAACACCTTTTAATTGCATTTGATAATTGAACTCTAACTCCATTAATGTTTTCTTAGCTTCAACCTCTGCTGCCATCTTAGCAATATCAGCTTGAGACTGTGCTTGAATAACAGCAATCTTTGTCTGAGATAGAGCTTGCATTTCTGCTGCCTTAGACTCTGCTGCCGCTTGTTGAGACTGCATATTTGCTTGCATTTGATACTGAGCTTTCTGTTGTTCAGACTCTTGTAATGCTTTAGCTTTTTTCTTACGTTTTAACTTAAGTAACTCATTGGCAAGCTTCAAGTTTTTAATATGTCTTAAATCAATTGCATCTTCAAGGTCTATTTGTCCTTGACTTAATGCCATTTGAATATTAGCTTCTAATTGTGCTTTCTGTTCTTCATCTGGTTCTAGCTCAATGAATATGCCAAAAGAGTACAGATATAAGTCTTTAATGTCATTAAGAATAGCAACATTATATTTACCTATCTGCATAGCAAACTCTTCCTTGAAATTAGAATGTTCAAGTATGTCTGATATTCTTAAAGAAAGTCCATAAGCTAAATCTTTAGATATTCTTAATCCTGCTCTTAATATATGGTTCGTAGCTGTATTACTGCTTAATGCAGCCAGTTTCTGAACACCTACTAAAGCATCTGGATTAGGAGTCGATCCATCTCTTATTTCATTTATACCAATACAATCTCTAATCATATTTAGATTATACTGATAGTCATTAATCAATGCAGTCATTTTTGATTGACCACTATTAGAAGTAAGTTCTTGTATTGGTATCCTAGCATTATTAAACTCTCCATCAGCAGTTTGACTTCTACCGATAACACTACCTGTCTGAAAGTAAAGCTTCAATGCTTCCTCTGGTCCATAAGCTGCTCCAGTACCTAAGTCTACTTCATTCAATCCATCAGCATCAATAAATACACCATCAGGCACAATTCTTGACTTAACCTGTTGCATTTTCAATCCAGTAAGCTGTAATTGATTTGCAAAAGGAATCATTCGTTTAGTACTTGACTCTATAACACCCTTATACATTCTAGGAGCATTAAACACATAGTTAGCCATTACTTTTTGACTAGCTGCTTTAGGGCGAACCATATTTTTAAGCAACTCCCATTTTACAATGATATTACTCCCTAGGATAAGAGCTCCATCATACCAAACGTCAATTACATTATCTACTCTTTCAAATAGATCAGCATCTTCTTTTGGAGGATTAAACTTACCGTCTTTTCTTATTACTTTAGCTCCACCATTCTCAAGATTTTTCTTCTTGTAAACGTGTCTGCTTTCTGTCTTATAATTAAAATATAGTATATTAACTACTTCATTATTAAAAGCAGAATCGTTGATGTTGTTATAAGCAGGAAAATGATTAATCCACGCTGCTCCAATTCGTTTAGCTTCATCTAATTGTTCGTCTGTAAGGTTAGGATTTATTTTTCTTAATTCAGTATAGTGAACTTGTTTTACCTCTCCAAAATAAAAGCAATCATGAAAGTCATCCATTTCTGTATAACTCCATACACAACTTGCTGGATCTACATACTCAACTATAGCTCCTGCTTTTGTATTAAATGAATGTTTAGCTCCACCAATTCCTAGTACTGCTAAATCATAATTTATCTTTGGCTTAACATGATCTGAATAATTACTTCCTGAAAGTATTGAATCAATCGCTGTTTCTTCTGCTATTTCAATTGATGGTTTGTATTTCAATTGCATATATAAAGAAAGCTCTTCTTCAGTTTCTGGAATGTCATCCTGAGGAACGCTATTTATATCAACTCCAAATTGTTCTTTTGTCTGAGCTAAGAAATCTTTTGCATTCATATCAACCTCAACCATGTCCTGAAAGATATTTTTCTTTTCAGCAGACATTACATCTTGAGATTCAACTTTTATCTTATATAAACGGTCATTCATTCCGTTAACTAAAACATCAACGAATTTTGGCATGATAGGAATAATACTCCAATCTAAATTAAGATGAGACATATCTCCATTTACAGCCAATAAGTTTTTATACTGTTGGATTGATTGCTCTCCCCTAGCGTATAATCTAGTATTATGGAAATCACTATGTTGGTTGTAGAATCTACAACTGCCACCAGTCTGTCTAAACCATTCACTTTCAATAGCTCTTCCAACACTTAACCCATAAGCTTCTGTTTTTTTCTCTTCGTCAGATGCTTGTTGATTGGGAAAGGATAAATTTTGTATGTTAATAATTGGTTTCTCCATTATTTATTCAATTGACTGCTGTTTCCATCATTATTGTATCTTGCAAATTTAATAATATTTTTCGGTTTTTTTACTTCGTTGTGAACAATATGTTTTCTTGTTGCCATAATAGCTAATCCAGAACTAATAGACGCATCATATTTAGTACGATTATTAATATCAAACGCTGCCCAATCTTCTAATGTTCTATTGAAAAACATATCTCCCATACTACCAATATCCCTATAATGACCAGCATCATCTAATCCAACAAACTCCTCAACAAATGATTCTATTGCCGATGCGTGAGCCTGCTTCATATCTTCAGAACTGTTTGGTACTCCACCTATCTCCCTCTCAGAAACAGATAAGTCAGTAAACTTTTTATCAGGTCTGTTTAATGCAAACTTCCTATATCCTCTATTTTTAAAATGATATAAAAGACGAGCCTTATTGTTTTCCGCAAGCATTGGCATACCATAAAACACACATGCCATAAGAACCTCCTCAAACATTATATCTGCTGTCAATGGTCTGTGAATATATTCAAGGAAAAATTGACCTACAGGAGCATTACTCATGTGCCATTTAGTTCGACCATGTAATGCTCCTTTAGATCCTCCACCTCCAACAACTCCCGATATATCGTAAGAGTCACATCCGAACGCACCTATGTGTTCATTTCCTGGATGAAACTGTCCGTTAATATTTACTTTATTATTTCTCATCTCCAATGGTGGAAGCCATGAAACTAAGAATGGACCATTTTTATCTGGAGTCCATATAACTTCAGAATCTAATACTCCTTCCTTCCAATGGAAATAACCTTTTGTTAAAAACTTTTCCTTTACTAAGGAATCATTATAATCTATTTGAGAGTATATCTTAGTAAGATTAAATAACGACTGCTTTGCTTCATCTCTAAATGCATGAGATGTAGTTCTAGGGTATTGTCTATAAAATTCATTTTGAGCGTCAGCATCTCCCTTGTAAGAGTCTAACTCATTATTCCAATAAGATATAACACCTATGTCAATTAACTCTCCGTCAATGCCCTCTATTGGCTCTTTAGGATCTTCTAGAACTGGATGTCCAAACTTATCTATATATCCCTCAAAATTATGCTCCATAGGTATGAACAAAGAATACATCCCACTCTTTGTTTGACCATTCTTAGATCTTATTCTTGGATTAGAGTCCATATACATTTGCTTGTAGTTAGAACCTCCCTTTGCTAATGCGTTAAGAGTAGATCCCATCATGCACTTTCCAATGATCTTAGCTCCTAACCTTAAACAAGTCTTACGTACTCTCCAACCATTTAAAATATTATTAGGCTTCTCTAACTTACCTGCTTCATCCTCTATAAGTAATATAAGCTTCTCCCCATCATAAGAGTTATCATCCGTACTAGACCAGTCAATTGTAGTG